CTTGAAGAAATCCAGTTTTCTGACAAGCGAAAAAATATAAAGCTGATACGACCATCCGACATTATGAGGGTTGTACCGGTAATTACCAGGCTGTTCACAAACGGCCTTTTTATTTGGGGTGATCAACCCTGTTTGAGATGGGCAACCAACAACACGAAGATGGTTCCTGCAAAACGGTCCAAGCTTGTCGTTAGTGGCGAGTTAGATATGGGCAATTTTTTATATGACAAAATTGAACCTCACGCACGCAAGACCGACCCTTTTATGTCACTTGTCAACTGCGTTTGTTTAGAGGATATGTTAAGTGGTGCCGTACCAGTTCGAAAGCGTGTACGAGCACAAGTATACAATTAGGAGGTGCACGCTATGGGATGGCTGCAAAAAATATTCGGCCTTGAATTGATGGATGATGAAGAAAAAAAGAAAGCCATGACGGTGAAGATTGAAAGCTTGAAGCGCGATATAGCAATTCGTGAATTAGCTTTCGATATATGCGTCAATCGAATTGCCAAGGCCGTGAGTAAATGTGAATTTCGGACGTACCAGAAGAAGAAGGAAATTAAGAAAGATTTATATTACCTTCTGAATGTGGAACCGAATCCGAATCAGAACGCCACCGAGTTCTGGGAAGAGGTCATTTATAAGTATTACCACGACAAAGAAGTATTGATTTTTCCACAGAGGGTAGGCGGCAAGGACTGCCTGTACATCGCTGACAGCTTTAACGTGGATGATACAAAGGTACTTCGTGAAAGTGTATTCAAAGATGTATCCATCCGGAGCTTAAAGCTTAACCGACAGTTTAAGGCTCATGAAGTATTCTACTTCAAGATGACAAATCAGAAAGTCGTGGACCTTCTTGACGATATTACTAAGCTTTACACCGACCTGATCAAGCTGACTTATGCCAATGTCAAACAGAATTCAGGTCTTAAATTAAAACTTAAGATTAGTGATTACAGACAGAATAACGAAGATGAAATCAAGGAAATCCTTAATGAAGACGTTAAGGCATTCCTTGAAGGAACCAACTCCGTATTTCCGGAATACGATGGATATCTTTTAGAGAAGGTATCCGGAGGAACTGGTACCGTAGACAGTACCGGTATAAAGAAATTGATTGACGATGTCTTGGAAATAACTTCCAAGGCTTTTTTAATACCGTCAAATATTGCGACAGGTGAAGTTACCGACACTTCCAAGGCAGTCGATGACTTCCTTACGTTCTGCCTCGATTCGATTGTCGAGTTGATTTCCGATGAACTGAATCGAAAACAGTTTACTCCGGAAGAGTATTTATCCGGTTCAAAAATTCGGATCAATACGCAGACCATCAAGCATATTGATGTGCTCGATATGGCAAGTGGAATTGATAAGCTTCTAAGCTCCGGAGTTAAGACCATCAACGACATCAATCGAATCCTCGGTGACGAAGAGATAGCAGAAGACTGGGCGAATAGGCACTTTATGACTAAGAACTACTCGACCATCGATGAGCTGTTGAAACCTGTCGAAGATGACAAGGTAGAAAGTCAATAGAAAGGAGGTAACCAAGGTTGAAAGTTAGAGTTTTAGATTTTCGCATGGAACAGAAGCCAAACGCTGATTATGCCGATTTGTATATCTTTGATGAAATTGGTGAGCGCAAGGATTGGTGGACTGGTGATCTAGTCGGATTTGGACCGAAAAAGCTAATCGAAGCATTAGATGATGTTACAGCTGACACTATCCATGTACACATCAATTCAAACGGTGGCGATGTATTCGAAGGCATTGCTGTTTATAACTTGCTGAAGAACAGCGGTAAGACCATCCACACCTACGTGGAAGGAATTGCTGCATCGATTGCTTCAGTTATCGCAATGGCTGGTGAAACGGTCAACATGGGAAAGACCAGTATGCTGATGATCCATAACTGCTATACGTTTGCTATCGGTAATTCTAAAGAGCTCCGGAAGATTGCAGATGATATGGACGTAATTATGGAATCTATCCGAAAAGCATATTTAGATCATGTTTCCATCAGCGAAGACGAATTAAAAGAGCTGCTTGATTCGGAGTCATATCTTACCTCCGACAAATGCCTTGAAATGGGATTCTGTGATGCGATTACCGATGTCAAGGCAGAAGAAAAAGATGAACCTTCTGAAGATGGCAAAGACGAAGAAGACACTTTAGAAGAAGACGATGAAAAAATCGAAAACAAAGGAAAACAAACCAATGTTGATATGCGTAACGTGCAGACACATTGGTTTTTTTCATAACAAAGAAAGGAAAATTTAAAAAAATGCCAGTTGTAAACAACTATGAAGATGCGTTAAACAGCGCCATCGAAAACAAGGATTCAAAGGAATTCTTAAATGTTATTTCTAAGCATGCAGAACAGGCTGTTCTGGATGCAGTTAATTCTGTTATGGAAGACCAGGACCGTCAGATTCTGCAGTCAAGAGGTGTGCGTGTATTAACGAACGCTGAAACTATCTACTACAACAAGATCATCGAGGCTATGCGCTCCACAAATTACCGTGATGCTTTATCCAACATGGAGGTGACGCTTCCGGAAACTGTACTCGATGATGTATTTGCTGACATTGAAGCTAATCATCCGGTATTAAAACATTTGGACATTAAGCATACTACTGCAAAAGTTAAATTGATCTATGCGACTACTGAAGATATTGCAGCAACATGGGGAACATTAACTTCTCAGATTACTAAGCAGGTTGCCGGCGCATTCGTTGAAGAAAGCTCTGAAATGATGAAGCTGACTGCATATGTACCAGTTCCATTAGCAATGCTAGATTTAGGACCTGCATACATTGACCAGTTCGTTCGTACACTACTGTATGAAGCAATTGCTAACGGTTTAGAAAAAGCAGCAGTTTCTAACTTGGTATCTTCTCAGGGTCCGATCGGCATGATTGCTGATATGACAAAAGGTAACACTGTATCCGGAGTAACTACTTACACTGCTAAGACTCCAATCACAGTAACTGAGTTAACTCCGAAAGGCATGGCTCCAGCATTAGAAGCTATGGCAGTCAACCGTTCCGGACAGGCACGTGACCCATTAGCTGCGGGCTTGTTCATGATAGTTCATCCACTGGATAACTTCTCCTTGGTCCGTCCGGCATTATGCGTTAAGAATGCCTTAGGTGAATGGGTAGAAAATAAACCATATCCATTTGACATTGCTCCATCAAAATATATTGCTCGTGGAAAAGCTATCCTTGGTATGGATAAGAAATATTTCGTTCATGTTGGCTCGGAAGAAAACGGCCGTATCGAATGGACTGATGACTTTGATTTCTTAAACGATAACAGAACATTCAAAATCAAACTGTATGGTAACGGCATCCAGAAGGATAACAATGCATTCCAGTATCTGGATATTTCCGGTCTTGGAGAAGCTGCAATTCCTGTAGAAGTAAAAGGTACTGTTAAAACCAAAGAGCAGGCCTAATCTTAAGGAGGGCTGATTATGGCTCTGTTAGACGAAATCATGAGGGGCTCGGGCTATCGATGGACTGATGAGTTCACCGAGGCTCAGCTCCTTGACTTTATTGAGGATGGCAAGGAATACATCAGTACTTTCAAGCCATCTTGTGATTTTGAAAACGCAAGCGCCGAAAAGACGCTGCTAAAGAAGTATGTAAAGTATTGTATCGCTAACGCACTTCCGGACTTTTATGTGAATTATCACAAAGAATTAGTAAGGCTTTCGAATCAAGGTATGGTTGACAGAAGAAAGGTAAAGGAATCCGATGCTGGCATTTAATGCAGGATACATTCAGGGCATCAAGGTCCGAAACGGCAAGATCATGGAGAATCTTACACAAAAGATATCCTGTGCTCAGCTGACTGTCGGATTTAAGCGATTTTTTACGGCAAAAGACTACAACTATACCGTGGATAAAGTGGTGTGCGTGCCGATCAACTCGCCAGTCGCTTCCTGTGTATTTGTAGAGGCAAGATTTTTCCAAGGGCTTGGAAGTGACAAACCTTACATTTACAAGGTTGTCCAAGAGCAGGAATGCTTTGACAAAAAGCCTCCGTATATTCAGCTTTCCTTACAGAAGATGAATACCGAATATGACGATGAGAGGATTTGATCATGTCTGTATCAGTAAAAATTGAAGGCAATAAAAAACTTGCCAAAGCACTTGCGAAGCGTGGAAAGCTCCTTGAAGTTAAACAGGCAGTTAGAACTGCAGGCAAGGAAATGGAACGAGTCGCAAAGCGTAAGGTTCCACACAAGACAGGAAAGCTGAAAGGGTCCATTACAGGACAAGCTTCTGACTTCCGATATGAATTAACAGCAGGAGAAAAGTATGCTCAATATGTTGAATTTGGTACTAAGAAGCATGGTCATGCTCAGCCTTTTATGCGTCCGGCACAATTAGCCGGAGGTGTAAAATTTGACAAAGAACTAAGGAAGTTAATTTCATGATTGCATCATACGAAATATCTGAAGCTTTGTTCAGCTTACTGGAAGAAGAAGGCTATACCGTATATAACGAGGACCTTCCGGAAGAGGATGCACCATGTCCACATATCCATATCGAAAGCATTGATTCAAGCGATACACTTTATAAATCAGGTTTGACAGGCGACTGCTCCATCATGGTGCATATCTGGCACAACCGAATTGACCAGAAGAAAGAACTATTCACTTTAATGAATAACGTCAAGGCGAAGGCGTCAATGATCAAGGCAACCGAAAACTATAAGGTTGTACTTAGAAGCGTTGATGAAAATTTTCTTTACGACACAACCACATCAACTCCATATCTTCATGGAGTCGTGATACTCAGCTATTTATTTAGCTAGAAAGGAATATTCAAATGGCTACTGTACAGGGAAAACAGTTAATTTATCTATACAGACTGCTCAAAGAGCAGAATACTACAGCCGGTACTCGAATCGCATATACGACTGAGAATACCAAATCAACCGAAAGAGACATCGAGACTACGGCCACAAAGGACGGCTCCGTAGGTACTCCGGGAAACGTTGAAATCACAATTGATGCTACTTCCATCCTAGCAACCGACGATACAATGATTGCCAAATTAGAGCAGGCTTTGATTGACGGCGACATTATTGAAGTATGGGAAGCTGATTTAACGAAAGCCGGAACAAAGGCAAACACCTACAAAGGGGTATACTATCAGGCCTACCTTTCGTCTTTGGAGAAATCATCTCCAGCAGATGGATTTGTTGAGATTTCTTTGAGCTTAACTGTAAATGGAACCGGAGCAACAGGCGATGTTACTGTTCCACAGGACCAGTTAGATGAAGCTCTGTATGTATTTACAGATACGACTGCAGGCGGTAATTAATAATGTCTTTGATGGAAATCGAAATTAACAATACTGTTTATAAATTTCGCTTCGGGATGGGATTCCTCCGAGATATCGAGAAAGAGCAGAAAGAAATTGTTAAGATGGGCGTATCACAAGAAGTCGGGCTTGTTTATACCGTGGCTGATATGATGGACGGCTCCGTCATTGCAATTTACAAGCTTCTCAATATCGCTAACAAAACGGAAACACCTAGAATTTCGCAGAAAACTCTTGATGCATATCTTGAAGATGAAGGCACCGATTTGGAAGCTCTCAAAGATGAGATCATGAGTTTTTTATCGCAGAGCAATGTCTGCAAATCAAAGATAGCCCAGATGATGACGACATTGCAGGCGAACGAAAAACCGAACGAATAAATAAGAGTATGGGCGACCTGTTTGACGAGGTCGCTTTTTTTTATTTTAAGAATCTGGGATATACGACTTTTGAACAGGTGGAGAGGCTGACTCTTCCGGAAGTAAATCTGCAGATGCGTGCCTATAACGAAAAGGCCGTTGAAGAAGAGGGAAAAGTATACTCTCTTGCGTATCTGACCAATGCTGCAGGTTCCATCACAAAGCGAGGTACTGCAAAGTATCCTACTTTCAAGAGCTTCTATAACTACGAAGAGGCGCTTAAGAAAGCACGTGGCGAGGAAGATAAACCTTCATCCATGTTTGAAAGGGTCGTTAAATATCGAAAAGAGAAAGGGGTGGCATAATGGCTGCAAGCTATAACGTTAATGCTGTTTTGACAGCTACAGATAAAAATATGTCGTCCACTTTTAATAAACTGTCAGAAACTGCCGGAGGTTTATCCACTAAGCTCTCAGGTGGCTTTGGATTTGGTGTCATGGCCAAACTTGGAAGCCAAGCCTTAGGGGTAGTGCAAGATCTGTTTTCTTCTGTAACGGATGAGATCAACAACTCTAACAAGGCATGGAAGTCATTCGAGGGCAATATGAAAGTATTCGGCAAATCCGAACAGGAGATAGCCTCTGTACGCAGTGCCCTGGAAGAATATGCCACCAAGACAGTCTATACTGCATCCGATATGGCATCCACCTATTCACAGCTTGCTGCAGTTGGTGTAGATAACTGTCTGGAACTCGTTAAAGGCTTTGGTGGACTTGCTGCCGCTGCAGAGAATCCTCAGCAGGCAATGAAGACTTTATCGCAACAGGCTACGCAGATGGCTGCAAAGCCTTATGTAGCATGGCAGGATTTCAAGCTGATGCTTGAACAGACACCTGCAGGTATTTCCGCAGTTGCCAAAGAGATGGGAATGACCACAACAGAGTTAGTTGCTGCCGTTCAAAATGGTACTGTAGCAACAGAGGACTTCTTCAATGCGGTCGCAAAGGTTGGTAACTCGGATGGATTCAGCCAGATGGCCACTCAGTACAAGACCTTAGAGCAGGCAATGGATGGAGTTAGGCAGCAGTTAGCTGTAAAGCTCGGTCCGGCATTTGATAAATTCTCGCAGATTGGAATTGATGCGCTTAGCAAATTGATTGACTGGATCGGCACGATTGACTTCTCTTTCTTGGAGCAATGGGCCGACCAGTTGTCTGCGTTTGTCGCATCAATTGACTTTAACGCAATCGGACAAACTATATCGAATGTGGGTAAGGCTGTTGGGCAAATCAACTGGACACCTATACTTGGTATTGTCGGAGCACTGGCTGCCGTATCCACAGGCGCTAAGGCACTGGACTTTATTAAGCATTTGAATCCATTTAAGGCTTTTTCTAAGAATTCTAAATCGGCACTTGCCCAGGTAATTACTTCACTCGGCAAGTTTGTTGAGTCAGCAGGTAAAGGTCTAGGCAACGCATCTAAAGGTATCGGTAAAGGATTAGAAAGCGCCTTTACAGGTATTGGTAAAGCGTTGAAGATGGCTAACCCTGTCAATATCCTTGCGGTCGGCGCTGCCATTGCCATGGTGGTCGCTTCTCTTACACTACTGGCGACACAGGGCGATGGAGTGGCTACGATCATCGAATCAATCGGTACCGCAGTCGCTAATATGGCTCCATTTATGAGCGCACTAGGAAGTGCCATAGCTGAAGTTGTAACGGCAATCGGTACTGCTATCGCAACCGTATTGCCTGCAGTTATGCCAGTGTTTGAAATTATCGGTAATGTCATCACTTCGGTGGCTCAGATTGTGGCTAACGCAGTCGTTCAGATAGTACAGGCATTAGCTCCATATATTCCTGCACTGGTTCCCGTTATGACAGCCACACAGGAAGCTGTTACAGCTATCGCCAATGCGTTTACTTCACTGGTGGAACAGGTTAGTCCAATACTGGACAGCTTATCCGGAGTAATTGAATCATTTGGCACGGCGATTGGTACGGTATTCGAATCTGCAGGAAATGCCATCGAATCATTTGGCAATGCAGTACAGTCCATACTCGAAGGAGTATCCAGTGTTATCGAATCAATCGGAAACTCTGCCTTAAACGCTGGTAAAGGATTCGAGCATCTAGCTAATGGAGTTAAGACTTTAACTGAATTGAATCTGCTGGATATGGGTGCTTCCCTTGCAGCAGTAGCTACTGGAATAGCAGGCATTGCTGCAGCAAGCGGAGGAATTACCGAACTTGGTAATGGTATGAACCAGTTAGCCACGGCATTGACATTGATCAATACATCCGGAGCAACTGCATCGGCTGCAATGATGGCGCTTGGCGCAAGTCTCAGCGCTGTATCCGGGCCATTATCAAGCTTAGGCGCTACTGCATCCACAG